TTGGCAATTTTCGTAGCTTGCTGCTTTGCTTGATAAGTACCCCAATGATGGTTTTCGGAACGAGTACACCACATCAAATTTGAAGCGCAGTTGTTGCGCCTATTCTCGTCAATATGGTTTATCTCGCTTGGCGCAGAAGGTGCAGACAGAAAATGCTCCGCCACTAGCTTATGGACGTACCTGTAGACGGCTTTGCCGTCGCGCCAAAGATGAACTTGCAGGTAGCCATTGCTCGTGTTGTGCGTGGCGACATTCCGCATATAGCGCAGCGACTTGACATTGCCCAGACTGCTGACCTGATAAAGGCCTTCGTACCCTTTGACGGGCTTCCAGATTTCGCGCTCCATGGGGACCCCCTATGCTCCTGAATGGACTGTGAAGTGTGACGTGCCGAGGTCAAGGTACTCCACGGGCTCCGTCCCTTCAAGCTCCGCCTTCCACCACATGTGCCTCCCCATGCGGGGCAGGCGCACGGGCTTCTCGCCCGACACGGTGCGCTCATAGGCGGTGCCGGTCGGCGCCTCGATGCGGACGTGCGTCTGCTTGGTGCGGACGCGGAGCGAGGCGGGCGACCACATGGCGCCGACGGACGGCGTGGTGTTCGGCTCCTGAGCGGAGGGACTGTGGCCCGGGCCGGTGAGCTCCCTGCTGCGCCACAGGTAGGGACGGCGCTCGCTGCCCATGTCCCAGAGCCTGAGCTCCCCGTCCTCGAGGAGGACGAGCTCGCCGGACGGAGCGGTGCACATGTCGAAGGGGGAGTCGGAGATGGTGGTCAGCTCCGCCCCGTGCATGTCGTTCAGCGTGTCGCCGTCGATGTTGAGGACGAACGAGGCGGCGTCCGTGACGATGAAGAGGAAGGTCTGCCAGTAGGCGAAGCGGGCCGTCTCGGGCTTGAGCTTGCGCCACTGCTCGGGGGTGAACCACTTCTTGGTCAGGATCTTCCATCTGGCGCCGGAGTCGAGCAGGGCCACGCCGAGGGGGCTGGAGTAGATCAGGCCGAAGGGCGTGGCGATGGCCGACCCCGTCCTGCCGCACGAGATGTCCGGCAGGGGGAAGCCAGCGTCCATGACGGGCGTGCACTTGGTGTCGTCGCAGCCCGACACGTCGACGACGTACGGCACGGAGCCGGTCGTGACGTAGAGGCGCTGGTCGACGCACTTCATGTGGACCACGTCCCAGTCGAGCGTGAGCTCGTACTTCCTCGGCCAGTTGTAGGGCTGCAGGTTGGCCGACAGGTAGATCCTGTTGGCGACCGACCCGGCGAGCCGGGCCAGCCCCTCCACGGCGCACAGGTTGCGCAGGCCGTCGGGCGGGGGCGAGTCGCCCTCGGTGTCGAGGGGCATGCCGAGGCCGGAGTCCGGCGTGGAATCAAGGAGCGACGTCTTGGGAAGCTTCAGCGACTTTACGAACAGCCATCCGGAAGCCGGCTTCTGGACCTTCCCGTCGGCGTCGCGCGCTCCGGTGGCGGAGCGGTAGATGTTGACGCGCGTTATGCCGTAGCCCTCGGGCGGCATGGCGATGCCCGACACCTGCACCTCGGAGCCGTCCTGCACGGTGATCACTTCCGACGCCGGAGAGGGAGCGGACTCCTCGCCCCAGCGGTTCTCGTAGGTGTACAGGTACGCGCGGGCGGAGGAGTCGCGGCCGCAGGACTCCGTGCCGGAGACTTGGGGTGGCGTCTCCGGCGCGGGGACGCCGAGGCGGAACCACTCGATGCAGCAGCCGTTCGACCGCAGGCCGCGCTCGGGGTAGGACGTCCTGCCCGTGACGAAGAGCTCGGGCCACTCGGGGCCGATCTCCGCCGCCTCCAGCACCTGCGGAAACGACAGGTAGCAGCAGCCGTAGACGTAGGGCGTCTTGGCGCCGGAGACGGCGTCGGCGGCCTTGCAGGGCTCCCGCCACGCTTCGAGCGTCCCCCGGCGCAGGCGGCAGTTGTGGGCAATCTCGGCCTGATAGTTGGCCAGCGCGTGGTCGGGGCTGCGCGGGACGATGCCCCCGAAGGAGCTGATGGTCGCCTGCATGCTAGTACCCCGTCACGATTTCCACGTCGAGGTAGCCCGGGCCGGAGAAGGTGCCGGACACCGACACGGTGTGCTGGCCAAGGGAGTAGCGGGCGTTCGTCAGCGCCCCGGCCCAGCCCGCGCCCACGTCGGTAGTGACGGCGGCGCCGTCCACGGAGACGGAGGCGGACGTCACGGACGCGGCGTAGAGGGTGACGCGGAAGCTGCCCACGAGGGCGGTGGTGAAGGTGATGGACGCGGACGAACCGGTGAACCGCTTGGACGCCTTGTGGTAGACGACGGTGCGGTCGGCGGTGGTGTCCGTCACGGACGTGATATTGCCGAGGGCGTCGAGCCCGACGAGGTAGGCGCCGAAGTAGCGGGAGCCGGCGGCGATGCTCACCTCGCGGTCGATCTGCTGGAAGCGCCCGTACTTGTCCACGTCCACGTCGAAGCCGCCGAGGCGGTACGTGCCCTGCACGCTGTGGACGGTTTCCTGAAGGTCGAGCGTCACCACGCCGGACGAGGGCTCGGTCGTGGCATCAATGCCGTTGCGTCCCACCACGCCGTTGACGGTGCCCGCGCTCGACGGAGCGGTGTAGCTCTTGAGGTGGCCGTACTCGTCGAAGCGCATGCCGGCGATGGTCTGGTTGGCGGGGCCGGTTCCGGCCTTGTGGGAAACCTCGTAGGGGCTGGCCTGCGTGCCGGAGCCCGTCACGGAGATGCCCGTGTTGCCCGCCTGCACGTAGCCTCTGGCCGTCTGGGACGCGGCCTGAATGCGGAGCGGGCTGGACTGCGTGCCCCTGCCCGACACCGTGATTCCGCCCGCGCCGGTGGCGTAGAGCTTGGCCAGCAGGGAGCCGTCGAGATCCTCGGTTATGAGGTTCCCGTCGTCGTCCGACACGGAGGCGTCCGAGCCGGAGCCCTGACCGCAGTCGCACGGCGTCTCGGTGCAGGGACGGGGCTGGTAGCTCGCCACCTCCTGCCCGGCCACGCCAGTGATGCAGCCGTCCTGCACCACCACGCGGTCGTAGACGCCGTCGGCCGGAGCCGTGCCCGACGCCTCGAACTGGACGCACCCGTCGCGGGAGTAGAGCCTGCCGCCGAACGGCATGCAGGCGTCCCAGTCGGGGCAGAACCCCGGATCGGAGCCGGTCTGCTCCGAGTCCCCGCAGTCTGGCAGGGGCCTTTTCACGCAGGTGTCTTCGGCCATTACATTACCCTCCCGAAGTCCATTCTGGCGCCGCCCTTCATGCGGTGGGCGGCGGTGTCGACGGCGGCGTCGCGGATGCGGTTGAGGAACTCCTGCATGTAGGCGCGCCCGACCGGCATGCTCGTCCACTCGCGTCCCGGCACCATGAGGACGCCCGCCCGGGCGCCCATGGCGATCAGCTCCAGCCAGTCGTCGTAGAGCACGGCGGGAAGCTCGCAGGCGTTCCGCGCCGGGGCGACCGCCAGCTCGACGAGGAACTCCGACCCGCAGCACGTCCTGTCGATGTGCAGCGCCTTGTCCTGCGGCTCGTACCAAGCGGTGCGCCGTCCGCAGAACCTGCAGCCCTCGGGGAACGTGAACGTCCTGCGGACGTCGAGCGGGCATCCGCAGCGGGGGAGCTCCGCGATGCGGAGGATGCCCGTGACGTCCAGCCCGTCCGGCGACTCGAGGAGGTACTCCTCCTCGCCCGGCAGCGACTGGATGAACGCCCGCCTGCGCACGAGGTTCCCCTTCACAGAGGCCTCGCGCGCGGCCTTGGCGACGTAGAAGTGGAGCATCGGCTCCGGCAGCTTGGGGAACTCGAACCTGAGCTCCTCGCAGAAGTCGCTAATTGGCCTGCTTCTGTACGGGTCGTACAGGATGCTCTCTGCGTTCACGCTCGGCCTCCTCGTCCTTTCTGCGCTGGATCATGCGGTTCAGCAGGTCGGTATAGGACTGCCTGTGGCGCACGGCCAGCTCGGTTATCGCGGCGTTGTTCTCGGAGTCGACGGACAGGGCGCGCCACAGCATCCACTGCTTGACGGCGGCGAGAAGCTCGGACGGCACGTCCGTGTCCTCCGTCACGTCCTCCGGCACGTCGTAGCAGCGCACGAGGACGTAGGCGTCCGGCGTTCCGGCGGGCTTCGGCGGGACCACGCGGAACTCCGAATCGTCCACGGAGTTCACGACGTAGCCCCTGCCCCGCCACGAGGACGGGTCGGCGCACCTGCCGGGCAGGCCGCCGTCCCAGTCCCAGTCGGCGTCGTCGGGGATGCGGTGCAGGGTGTAGAGCAGGCGGCCGTCCGCACTGGAGACGCCGTCGATCTTCAGGATGTCGTCGCAGGAGCACGCCTTCTGCCAGCCCACGCTGGGCTCGACGCGCACCACCTTCTTCGCGAGGAACAGGTCCTTCACGTAGGGGGCGGCGTCGAGCACGGCCTCGCGGAGGTAGGACGCGAGCTGGACCTGCGTCCAGCGGGTGAACTCGTAGCCAAGCTCCTGATCGTTCAGATCGCGGGAGACGTCTTCGATTATGCGGGCGGCCTTCATGCTAGAACTCTGCCTTGTCCAAGAGGTTTTCGATGTCGGCGTACGGGACGGCGTCGCCGTAGCCCGCGTCCGCCGGGGGCTGCTCGGTCAGCGCCATGGTCGGCCTGAACGGGGCCATGACGCTCTGGACGGTCTTCTTCGTGGCCTGCGCCAGCGCCTCGTCCATAAGGACGTCGGGCGCCTCCTCGCGCAGGTCGGGCAGCCTGTCCGCCCACAGGGAGGGGTCGGTGCGCCCCTGCTCGTCGCAGTTGACGAGGACGTCCCTCTGCTCGGCGAGCATGGCGCTCCACGGCAGGATGACGCCGGTCTTCTGGTTCTTGAGGCAGGGGCTCCACGGCAGCGGGGGCACGGCGTTCTTGACGCCCATGCTTTGCAGGTACGCCGCCCTCTGGGACTCGTCCATGCCGAGAACGTCGCCCGCGTTCCTCGGCGCTCCGATTTGAGATTCAGTCATGATGCGCTCCTTCAAAGATTCGGGCCCGCCCGGCATGGAGCTGGACGGGCCCGTATGACGAGTCCGGCTTGCAAGCAGAGGCCGGACTACTGTTCAGTTTCAGGCTACTTCGCCTTGCTGGGCTTCATCTTCTTGATGACGCCCTCGGGCTTGCCCTCGCCGTGATTCACGCCCTTGCTCCAGCGGTTGCCCATGATCTTGGAGCGGGCCTGATCAGTCGAGTTGGTAAGCTTGAGGTTCGGCAGCTGCTGGTCGCCGACCTTCTTCAAGGGGAACTTCTTCCCCTTGGCAGTGTCCTTGCTGGCGGGGCCGGTAAGGGTCTTTGCCATGTCAGCCTCCCTTAGCCGATCTGGGTCGAGCCCTCGAAGGTGAAGAGCTTGGCGCTCATGTAGAGGGCGAAGGTGGACTTCCAGATGTTCTTGATCTTGTCGGCGGAGCCGTTGGACACCTCGTAGCCGAGGCAGACCGCGCCGAAGTAGTCATCGTAGCCGCCGACCGGCTTCCCGTTCTCGTCGAGCTCGGGAATGTTGTGGCCGAAGGTCACGGGCATGTCCGCCATGGTGGAGGCGGTGCCCGCGGTGTTGGTCACGGAGCCGGCGGAGGTGCCGGTCACTTCGCCGGTCGTGGTGTCGGCGGTGCCGGTGACGGTGCCGGTGGTGGCGCCGGAAGTGAGCTGGCTGGTGCCGGAAGCGCCCACGAGGCGGGCCATGCCGTAGATCTTGTCGGAGCCGGCGGGGGTGCCGAGCGGGAACTTGTCGATTCCCGCGGCGGAGAGCTGGCTCGTGAAGGCGTCGATCTTGGTGTAGGTCCATTCCTCGTTCGTGAAGTCCCAAGCCACGCGGTACGCCACGGGCTTCACGTAGACGCCGTCGAGGTTCTTGTCGAACAGGTTGGCCTCGTAATAAACGGAATCCACGTAGGAGCGGAGGGGCACCCAGTTGGTGAGGATGACGTCGCCCACGGCCTTCAGGCCCTTGAGGCCGTACTGCATCCACCTGTGGCCCACGGTGTCGTTGAGGTTCGGCACGAGGGGGAAGTGGAGGTTGAGGTAGCCCTGCCCGTGGGCCGCGTCGGCATGGCTGTCGAAGGGCGGGGTGAACTTGGCGTGGGGTGCGTCGAAGGGCGGGGTGAACTCCGCGAACTGGCCGTCGCAGAACCAGCCTTTGAAGTCGGGCATGCCGCCCCTGAAGAGGTTGGTAATAGCCATGTCAGGTCCTCCTTACGCGCTGATGGGGTCGAAGGTCCAGTAGCCCAGCGCGAGGGCTTCGGGGTAGATGACCTCGGCGCCCCAAGCGGCGAGGAACTGGTAGCGCACGCCGAAGGAGTTGGGGTCGTTGGTGATGAGGCGGGACTCGATGATGTTGGAGGCGTACGCCGTAGCCTCCTTGTGGCCCGCGATGATGTAGAAGCTGAGGGCGCCGGACTCGTCGCGGCGCACGGGGCAGTGGATCGTCTCGATGGG